GGATGCGGATTGACCGCCGAGCACGTTGCTCAGGGTCTGCGTCTGAAGGGGGAGCGATGGGCCAGCCGTCGTCACTGGCGCTGGCGTCATGGCCCGCGCACTGGTGACGATGTTGGTTCCCTTGCGGGCGAGGCTTCCGGCGATAGGCCCGGCGAACGGAACCTTGATCTTGGAAACGAGGTCCGCTAGGAGCGATAGCGCCTTGGCCGAGCCGCCGAAACCAGTTCGGCTAACGTCTGGCGGACCTGTCTGAACCAGTCGGCTGACCTTCGCCACAGAGTTGAGCTTGCGGATTTCAGACTCGCTGAAAAGTAGGCCGAGCTTTTTATTGTTTCTAAGCGCGTCAAGCGCCTTTCGGAATCCGGCACCGCTGAAATCGGCTGCGTTGTCACTTCCACGCGTACCTGCGTTGAGCAAGTCGTCAGCGACCTGTGAGCGGACTTGGTCCCAAGCTCCACGGTCGTTTGCACGGAGATACGCACGGGAGGCTTTGAACTCGTCATATTTGGCCTTGGAGATCAGCCCTCTGATCATATCCTCCGGCGCGATTTCGTCATCGAGCGCTGATTTGATCGTCGGCAGGTTCTCCAGCTGCTTGGCGCGCACAGCCGATGCCGTGCGGGCTTGCCGGAACAGGCGGGCGGTATCGTCACCAGCCTGCAAGCCGGTGGTTTCGATGGCGTTATCTAGGTTCTTTTTGATCGTGATCAGCGCCCGCTTTGCGCTGTCCGATGTGCTGCGGTCGTAGATGCGCCCGTTGAGCGCTTGGATCACTTCCTCAGCGCGGCCGATGGTCAGCGGTTGCCCCCTGCTGACGGTGTTCAGGAAGCCTTGGATATCGCCGGGGACTTCGCGGAGCTGCAAGTCCTTTTCCAGCGTGGCGAGCGTGTCGTCCACGAATTTGCGCGCATCGACGGGCGTTTCACGGCCTGCGGCGTTCTTCGCAGCGTCGTACAGCCGATTGATTTTGTCCTTGCGCGGTGCGTCGATCTTCTTGATCGCGTCCACGATCTTGGTGCCCGCGTCATACGGCAACTGCGGCTCGGGAAGGCCCCGTCCGACGCTCTGCACGGCGTTGCGCGACTGCGCAAGCGCGTTGGTGTACTGCGCGGACAGTTCTTCGCCGCCAGGGGCCTGCGCGATGAACCGTTCCATGCCGAACTGAATCGGGTCCTGCGTCGCCTGCCCTCGCGTCAGGTTGATGCCGAGCGACTTCGCCGCTGCTTCGTTGGCGAGCACGTCCACGTTGAGTTCGCCTCCGCTGTCCAGTGCCTTTTTAATATCGGCGGCGCGGGCTTTGAGGTAGTCGTCACCAAGCGCGGCAACGTCAATGCCCTCGTTTTGCAGTGTATTCGTGATCTCGATCTTGATCTGATCGGCGGTCTTGCCCGCACCCGTACCCACAGCGGCGCGATACGCGCGCGATACGGCCATCACGGCAGGCCTCAGGAGCTTGTCCAACAGCGGAGCCGCTACAGCGCCCACAGCCGCGCCCGTGGCGGTCTGCTGGAGCTTCTCGGGGCCGAACTGCGAGCCACCTTCAACCAAGCCCGTCAGCCCCGGCTGCTGCACGTCAGTGACCGGCTGCGCCGCACCTGCAAGACCGCCCTGCACGGCACCGGCACGGGCCAGCGTGAGCGCGGAAGTCGCTGCGCCACCGGCAAAGGCAGCGGGAAGCGTCGTGACGATGTTGCCCGCGAGGCGAGCGAAGTCGGTTCCTTCGGGAGCCATGCCGCGCTGATAGGCGCCGAATTGCGCCGCGACCTGATCGTTGCGGGCGGGTAGTTCTTGCAAGTAGTCGGAAACCGAGTTCTGGCCGAACAGGGCTTCAGCACCGGATCCGACAGCCGACAGGCCACGCGAGGCAAGCTGACCGAGGCCGACGATGGGTTCAACGGCACCGGCTGCGAAGCGCTCAGTGAAACTGCCGACTGGCTTTTCCAGCGCTTGAGCGCCGCCGCCTGCACGTATCTTTGCGACGCGTGCTTTTAGTTCAGGAGCATCCGGAGCAACATCATCGGGGATGTTATCAATCGTGATGCCGTCACGGGTGGTGATTGAGTACGGCATTAGTAGTCAACCTGGATTGGTCCGCGAGGACTAGCGGGCGGTTCCGTAATCGGAACCAAGCCACCTGAAGGTGCAGACGGAGCTTCAGACGGCCCAAACACGTTCTGCTCGTTCAGGTTGTAGTTCTTCACCACGGTCCCGATTGCCTTGCGGTCTTCAGCTTCCTTCTTCTGCGCGGCTGCGTAGTACGTGGAGGCAAGGCGAACAAAGTCCGCCCGCTGCTTCGGGTCAAGGAACGAGCCGTTCTCTAGCTTCTGAGCCGCGTTGCTGAGCCGCGTCAGTAGGCCGGAAGTGTCCTGAGACTTGGCGAACTCGGTTTCGCGAACGACCGAGCCAGGATCAAGCAGCTTGTTGAACGCCGTCACCAGCGCGATATCGCCAGCGCCTGACTTGTCGGCGGCAGATGCGAGGATGACGCTGTTCTGAGCCTTCGCGTCCTGATACTTCGCAGAGCGCGTGGTGTATTCCTTGCGGAGCTTTTCTTCCTGCTCAAAAGCCTTTTCTGGCGGCAGCTTCCCCTGCTTTATATCTTCCAGAGCACGGACAGCTGCTTTCGCTTCAGCACTTACCTTGCTGGTTTCAGCGAACAGCTTGGCCGTCTCTTGCCGTGTTTTTTTCAGGTTGGCAGCGAGTTGTTCAGGAGTCGCCGCCGCTTCCGCTTTCGCCTTGTCAGCTTCGGCTTTCCCCTTGGTCACAAGGTCGGGCTGTAGCTCAGAGGCGCGTGCGCCCTCGTCCAGTTTGGCGAGCGCGTCAATCTGATCCTTCGGCAGCGTGAACGCGGCGAGGCTTGCGGCATAGCCGAGAGCGGCCTTCGGGTCACGCTTCAGAAGATCAAGCGCCCGCTGTTCTTCGGTGGCGTCCTCGCCTGCATTGGTCAGCGCGGCGATGCGATCCGTCAGGAGCTTGTCGGCTACTTCCGGATTGGAACGGATGGCGGAATAGACCTTGCCGACGAACGCCTGCTCATCGGCAACAGCGGCCTTTTCAAGCGTGGCGAACCCGTCCTGAAATTGCTTGATCCGCTCGGGGTACGAGATCTGGAGCTTGGCGATGCGCTGCGGGGTCGGGTCGTTGAACGTGTCGTACAGATCGCGCTCGTAAGCCGCTGCGCGCTGCATCTCGGCGATGCGCTGCTGCTCGGCCTGCTGCCGTGCTACCTGCTCGTCCTGACGCCGCTGGAGTTCGTTGCGGATGCCTGCGCCGACCTGAAAGCCGCTGCCGAGGCTTCCGGCAATGTCGATCTGCGGCAGCGTGTAGTTGATCGGTCCCATTAGAAAAGGCTCCCGCCGATGCCACCGGAGCCAAGACCGCCGCCGCTGAGGAACGAGCCGCCACCAAGCGCGGATCCACCCGCTGCGCCTCCTGCCGCGCCACCTAGTCCACCGAGACCGCCCAGGGCCAAGCCGCCCAGCTGGAGCGCGCCGCCGAAGATGTTGCCCGCCCTCTGGCCTCGCGCAAGCTGCCCGCCTGCCCGCGCTGCGCCCTGCTGCTGCAACAGGTCAGCGATGCCGCCTGCTGCGTTACTGGCTGCGTTCTGCCCGCCTCCGATCAGCCCGCCGAGGTTGCCTAGCTGCTGCTGCAAGGTCTGCTGAAGCAACTGCGGGGCGAACTGCGCCAGCAGCGCCTGCGTGTTGCCGCCGCGCAAGCCACCGGTTGCCGATGCGTTCTGGAGGATGGCGTTCTCGCCGCGCTCAAGTTGCGCCTTGAAGAACGGAGAGGCTTGCAGGGCCGCAATGGCCTGCGCCTGCGAATCCGCACCGGACAGGCCGAGTAGCGACTGGGTCTGCCCCAATGCCTGCGTGCCTGCGCCGATGAAGGGCGACAGGAGTTCGCGAATCTGGTCGATGCCGAGTTGTGCGGCCTGCGCCTGCGTTTCGGCTGCGCGGGTGGCGCCACGGGCTGCGGCATTGGCACCTGTGATGCCGCCGATCACGCCGCCTACGGCCTTGCCGACGCCTTTGAATACCTTACCCATGCTGCCACTCCTCGCGAGTCATGCCGAGCATGTAAGCGCCCGTGAGCTTGCCGCCTACGCGTACGCAGTTGCGCCGGTAGCCTTCAAGCGTGAAGCCCATTCGCAGCGCGTAATTCCGGACGCTCGGAAGCAAGTCAAGAATCCACGCGGTGGCGCGATGGATGGCCGGATCGGTGAACACGTATTGCAGGCAGAGCCGACCGAATGCCCGCGCATGACGAATCCAGGGCTTCAGAATCGCGACATGGATATCCACATCAACGCAGTCGCGAATCAAAATGAAGATGCCGACAAGGGTCTGATCTTCGTACGCACCCAACCATGTGACGTCGGGGTGTTCGGTGTACTCGATCATCCCGTCGTCGTGCCGCATACGGGAGGCGACCCAGTCATCCAGAAGGATGGCGCGGATCGCCCCCGCATCTGCCACCGGCTTAACTGAGCGCGCCACTCGCCGACGAACCGGCCAGCAGGGTCACAGCCGAGGCCGCGACTTCCGACGCGAACTGGAGCGTCACGGTGACGTTGGCGTTCGTGCTGTTGTTGCGGATGGCGGCGGTGTAGCTCGCGACCATGTTCCCAGCAGTGGAACTGGCCGAGGTCACGGTGTACGACGTGCTGGTGTTTGCAGCGACCGAAATCACGTCGCCGTCCACAACTTCGGTGGCAACCAGCGCGGCATCAACCGCAATTCCAGCGCGGTAGTTGCCGATGACGGTGGTCTCAGCGCCGTTCGGGTTGGCAACCAGCGCCGAAAGAGAAATTCCGGTGGTGATGGCGTCAGCGGTGAAGATCAGGCGCGCATCGAGGTTCAGCGTCGCACCCGGCGGCACGGTGAACGTCCACGGAACGGTCGTGGTGCCGATAGTGGCGAGGGTAACAGTCGAATTGGCCTGTGAGGCGGCAAGCATGTACTTGGACATCGGGAAGCTCCTTAGGTGACAACTTGGGCCGAAATGCGGATTGCAAGACGATTGGCAGCGCTCGCAACCGCCCAAATCGCGTCACCCGGCTCCAGGGTGTGACTGCGAAGTTCTGCAACGTCGTACGTCTGATACGGCTGAATGGCCCGATCCTGTACAAGCAGGTAACGGTCGGCTGTTGCACCGACTCCGCTCGGAAGAATCCATACGCTGAACGTAGCGGATGCGACGGCGTGATTGATGACGGTCGCTTTCGTGACCGTGGCGCGGGTTGCGGCTGGAGGCGCGTAGATGCTCGCCGAAGAAGTGGCGAGGTCTGTTCCCTCGTATACAGCGCGCAGAATTGACGGCATGACGCCCTCCGGTTACCGCATTGTAGACCGAATTGAACGATCGTTTAAGTAATTCCGAAACCGTAGATCAGCCATTCGGTTGCCGCGACTTTCTCCGCGAACGCAACGCCGAACTGAGCCAGCGTTCGGGTGCCGGTTGCGCCGCTTGACGAGAAGATCAAGGTATCGGCGGTGATCGCGATGGCGACGGTGTTCGGGTCTCGATTGATGAAGCCAATGACGGTTCCAACCTCGTATGCGACGTTGGCGTTTGAGTCGATGGTGTAGGTATCACCAGCGCCTGCGCCGTTCGGGTGATAGATGGACTTCCCAGCGTCAGCCGCAACGGTCGTGTAATTGCCTGACTGCGAGTTCTGAGGCCGTCCGCGATAGCCCACTGCGTCTACGTCAAGCCCTGAGCCTTGAAGCAGCACAGCGGCATCTGTGACGCTTGTGGAGCCAATGCGCTCGCCGTCGTTGGACGGGAACGTGGCGAAACTGTCGGCAATCGCCAGCGAAGGCCCGATGACGCCGGTCGGTACCCGAGCGCCGAACGTGTCGGACCACGATTCCATCTCGCGAAACCGCTGCTCTGCGGAGTCAATCAGCGCGCGGATCTGCGCCAAGTCATCGGCAGCGTTCTGCGCGGCCTGCGCGGCTTCGCGGGCGTCGCTCGCGAGCTGTCCAGCAATGCTGGCGAGGACGGTGACCGATTCAAACTGATCCGGCAAGACTTCCGTCGTCTGCTGCATCATCTGTTCAAACTTGCGGATGAGGCTCGGATTGTTGCCGACAATCCGCTCAATCTCTTGCCGGTTGAACGCTGACGGAGTGCTAGGCACTGAGCGCCTCCGCTGTCAGTTCAAGCCGCGCAACGGACAGATGCGAGTCGGAAACGCCCCTGAACTTCTGGATGCGGTAGTTCTTGAAGAACCCCTGCCGACGCCATACCAGCCGCTTGTCGTATTGGCCGATAGTGCCGGTGCTGATCGCCATTTCGGTGGAGTACGTCACGCCGTCAAGGCTGTAGCTCGTCCAGATGACGGGGTTCGCGGTCATGTTCACGCGGCCGGGTAATGCGACCAGCTCCATCTGGTTGATGATGCCGCCCGCTCCCTCGCCATAAAGCATTTCAGTCTGGAAGTCCCATCCGTTCACCGCGCCGTAGTGGCTGCTGATGCTGTCGGACGGCTGGCCGAGGTTGAACGTCTGCGGATCGCCGAACGTCCAGCGGTTGTAGGCGTAAACCCAGTTCTGAGCGCGGTACTGGGCCTTCCCAACAACGGAAGTTGTGAGCGTGAGCCAAACCGGCAACTCAGTCGCTGCCGAGGCTGCTGCGTCATAGACGAGCGTCTGGTCAGGCAGATGAATGTAGATGAACTGATTGACCTTCGTCATGCGCGTTTCAACCAGCGCGAGCGATAGGTCCGCTTCGGTGTAGCCCTCGAGGATCGTTTCAATTTCGCGGGTGGCGATTTTGTTCGCGGTGCCCTGATAGCCGAGATAGACGCTGATCGGCTCGTTCCTGCCGCTGCCGAGCATCGCGATGCTGTCTTGGAACAGGCAGCAGGCATCACGCCCCACAGCGCCTTTGGAGATGCGCGCACCGTCAATGCGGGCGAACGGGAAGAGCTCGCCGCCGACGTTCTGGAATGCTTCAACGGAGTACCGGCCGATAGCGTTGAGCTCGTCGCGAACGCGCATCACCCGCACGATGGGGTCGGGGTCGGATTCAGCCGAACCGTACTTCAGCGGATTGACCGAGAGCGGGTCGTTCAGTTCGGTGACGACGATGCTCGTTCCGTCCGTGGTGACGAAGTAGCCATCCACCCACGTGACCGACAGCACCGGGCCGAGGTCGGGGTCCGTCACCTGCGTGAGCGTGCCGTTCCAGTAATACAGATTGGTGCCGGAGTTGATCGCCAGCCGGTCGAACGAGTATTCGAGCTGCACCTGACCGGATGAACCCACATCGCCGAGCGTGGTGACGACACCCGCCGCCGATACGTTGACCAGCTTGGTGCCCATCACGCGGTAATGCGCGCCTTTCCAGTTGATGCCGCCCCTATCCTGGCCCGGCCCCGTTGCGAAGCTCACAAGACCCTCAGCGGGTCGCAGATAGCCCTCGCTGACGCCATTGGACTTCGGCACCGCGTAGAGATTGCGCGGATACGACGTGCGGATATCGCCCGCCGTGTCCGTGTAAATCCCGCTGAGGATCGGGATGGATGGCATTGCCGTTTAGAACCCTTCGCCCGGCTGCGCGTAGACCGTCGCCGTGCCGCCCGGTGAGATGACCGCGATGCTGTCCGCGCTCTCCGGAATGGAGATGATGTAAGCCTGGATCGTCCCGGTCGTGACCGGCAGCGTGAAGTCGGCAGTCGTCGCCGCTGCGATGTTCTCAGCCGACGCAATGCGGACATGCGCGTTGTTCGGGCCGATGTTCACAAGGCGCATCTGCTTGTTGCCCTTGCGGAACGTGGACGTCGCCGAGGCAGCGGTAGCGGCAAGCGTGACGCCTGCGCCATAGGTCGGGAAAAACGGCTGATGCAGGCTCATGGGTCGTCCTCAGATGCTGTGCCAGACAGTGGCGACGGCGTCGTATTGCAGGCGGAAGGGAGTGGTTGCGCCCATCGTGGTAGGCGCTCCGCTCGTGGTCCCGCCGCTGATCGTCAGCGCGGTAATGGTCTGGGTGCTGCTGACGCTGATCGTTTCCAGATCGGCCGGAGCGGAGTCCAGAACGATGGTCAGCGTTGCAATGGTCCCGGCAGGCGACAGAATCAGCCGCGTGTTCTGCGTCAGATTGCTGACCGTGACCGTTGCGCCCGTTGCAGGGCTGCTGTACTGCGCGATCTGCCCCGATGGCGTGAGCAAACCCACGATGTAGTCGGCCAGCGCCGCAACCGTGAATTTGCGCGAGTCCGCGTTGTTCGTGGACCACGTTACGAGTAGGTCCGATGCCTGCACGACCGTAGTCGTCAGGCGATTGATAAGGGTGCCATTGCCATAGCTCATGGGTTCAGCCCTAGCGTGGAGTCAGAGCCGACAGCAACCTCGTTGCCGCCCTGAGAATAGAAATTGACTTGTCCCGGAACCGAGACAAGGCGGTTGCCGGAACCAAGCGGAAGCGTGCTCGGGAATCGACGCTGCGGGATCGTTACGGTGCTGCTAAGCAGGTCGTCGTATGCGGCCTTCGCATTGGCTGCGGAGACTGGTGACAACTGCTTGCCGAAGCCCGGTGCGATTAGTCGTGCGACGTTCAGCAAAATCGGCTCCTGCGCCCAATCCGGCGTACCAGCTTCGGTGTCAGGGTCGTTGCTGGTGCCGTCGTAGGCGATGCGGATGCCGTGCTTTGACCAGCTCGCCATCATCCCGTCCATCCGGTTGATGGCGTTCTGGATCTCGTCGGGCTGAAGGTCAAACTGCCAGTTGCCGATGCCGAGTTCAGCGAACGCAAGGCCGACCAATTCGCGCTTGGTCGGCATTACGTCACCTCGTCATCAACGCGGTCGATTTCCTGCCGCAGACGAGCGACAGACCAGCGGCCATCAACCTTGATGCCGAGCGATTCGGCGAGCTTCACCAGATCCTCGCGGGTCGGTTCGGCAGGCTCAGGGATAACGACAGGCGGCTTCTTCGTGGCATCAAGCGCCAGGGTCGGCGAACGGTGCCAGCCATCCATTGCGGCGATGGCCTCTGCGGTGTCCGGGACGATGGTGTATTCGCACAGGATGCCGTCGAGCTTGTGCTTGCCGGGAACGCGATAAAGCATGCGCATGCGATGCCTCCGGTAAAGCCCGCCACCCTTGCGAGTGACGGGCTAGCTGGCTTACGGAACCTGCGAAAAGAGCAAAATTCCGGCCTGCTCAGGCGCAAGCATCGTCACGCCCCACTTGGCATCAACGCGGAAGTTGACGTTCAGCGTGTTGATGTCGAGCTGGGTGGTCATCACGACTTCGATACCGCTTTCGGTCGTGGTGCGGGCAACCTGCGCGCCCATGCTCGGCTCCACTGCCACGCGACCCGGCAGCAGCTGGATTGCGCCCTTGTGGAAGAACGGGTTGGCGTTGGCCGAGTCCACGTTGAGCATCGTCACGACAGCGCCAGCGGCCGGAGTCGCGGTGACATTCTTGTACTGAAGCTCGCCACGCGTGCCGCCCTGAGCCGAGATGATCGGCGGGCTGATGATGTAGTTGCCGGTGCCGCCAGCGCTGCCGGTGCTCTGGCTGATGACGCGGAAGGTCTTGAGCTGGCCGGTGTCCTGCTTGGTGATGTGATGCACCGAGTTGACGCCCGCGATGGTGAAGCAGTCGCCCGCCTTCAGGATGCCGCCGCCGACAGTGATGTTGATCGTCTGGGAGCGGTTATCAACCGGCACCTTGTCCAGACCAACAAGCTGAGTCGCGACCGGCGTGTAGTACTGACCGGCGCTGGTGATGCTGACGGTGGTCGCGGTCGAAGCGAGGATGCGCGGCGAGTAGCCGAGACGCATGATCTCGCCATCGGCGATGCGGCTGACGACAGCGCGCGAATAGGCGTTCTCGGCGATGCCTTGCACGGTCTGACGGCCAGCCAGATTCGACGCCGCCGAGATGTAATCACGCGGCGAGAAGCCGTAGATGCGATCCATCGACTGGATGCCGAGTTCGTCCATCGTGGCCTGCGCCAGACCGACGTCATCGAAGCCCGAGGCCGCAGCGGTGCGCGGAATGACGATGGTGCCCTGAGCAGCGGCGAGGTCTTTGCACGAACGCTCAACGTCGCTGGCCAGCTTCTGGATGGCAGCGTCGAACAGCTTGCCCTGCTGCATCTTGTCGCGGATTTCCGGCGAGGTCATCTGCCACGGCGAGCAGTATTCCTGATTCTGACGGCACGGCACGGCGAGCTGCGTGTTGCCGGTGAAGTTGCCAGTCTGGTCGCGGCCGGTGTAGCTCGGATTGATGTACGGCTGCGGCACCCACGCGGTGTCGTTGCTGCGCTCCGCCAATTCGGGCGGGATGTTCATCTTCGGCAGCGCGCTGGACATTTCCAGCATGTCGTCGAACTTGGCGATGCTCTTGTCCCATTCGACAAGGATCTGCTTGACTAGGTCACTCATGGTTTATTCCTCAGGCTTTTTGCGCCCGATGGAACTGCATCAGCTTCGTGCGATCACCTGTGCGATCAGCTTCGGCCTGCAATTCCTTCAGTCGGGCATCGGTAGAAACGGATCGGCCCGTGGTCGCGATACGCGCTTCGGGTGCCGGGGGTTTGCGGGGAGTGGTCTTCACTTTGGATTCCAGGTCTCGGACGGCAAATGCGAACTCGATGGGGTCCTTGATCGCGGCCAGCGTCTTTGCTGTTTCGGGGTTCTTGCCGATAGCCGCCACGAGTAGCGCGGGCTTGTCGAAGTACCTAACCAACACGGATTGCTGAGTCGTGTTCAGGGTTTCCGTAACCGCTGCTTCGGCTTCTTCGTAGTTCGCGATTCGTAGGGCGCGCTTCTCGGCGTTGTAGCGGTCGAGCCTTTCGGCAAACACCTGCTGCTCGGCTTTCTGCGCTTCCTGCTGCTTCGCGAGTTCCGAATCGGCCTGTCGCTTGCGCTCGTTCCACGAAAGCAGGGCGCTTTCAAAGGCGTCCGCGTCGTAGTCCACGCTCTCAAGCGTCGGTTTCGGTCCAAGGTCCTGCTTCGGATTCGCCAACTCGGCAAGCTTTGCTTCAGCTGCCTTGCGTGCCTTCTGTTCCTCGCGATGCGCTCGGCGCAATTCGCGGAAAGGCGCGGAATCCTGCTGTACTTCTGGCGGTGGCGAGTCGCCTTCGATTGAGACCTCAAGCTCCCCGCTCTCGGTATCAGGTTCTGCCTGTGCGTCAGTTTGCGCCGGTTCTGCTTCGGAATCAAACGATCGTCCAATTACGGGCTGCAAATCCTCTTCCAGCTTCACTTCAGGTTCCACGGTGCTACCTCTCAGCCTTGCGCGGCCGGTACGTTGGGCGTGATGCCCGGAATCTCTGCCAGCGTCTTGGCGGTTTGCGCTTCTTTCAGTCCAGCGTCAGCGACCTTGACCAGCGTATTGGCGCGGGCCTGCGCGGCCTCCGCCTGTTCGCGCTCGGCAAACGCCAGCGTCGCGATCTGCTGCGGGTCCTGCTGCTGGCCTTCCGCTTCGGCAGCGGCGGCCATCTCTTCTTCCTCTTCCGGCGTCGGCTTTGCTGCGCCCATGGCAAGCAGCCGCTTTCGGAACCATTCGCGAATATCCTTAAGCCCCTCGCCTTCCATGTTCATCAGCGCGGCGGAAAGCAGGACGTTGCTGATCTGCGGATCGGCCTGGCTAATCTGAAGCATGCCCACGAGAGCGCGCACGGTGGCGTCACGGCGGCTTGCGAACGCGGGGCCAACATCAACCGTCACTTCCATGTTCGCGGTCGTCAGGTCGTTGTTCAGCACCTGCTCGCCGTTGCGCATGTACGGTTCCATCAACGTGATGTTGCCGGTCTCGCCTTGTTCGGTCAGCGTCTTCATGCCGCGACCCTCTTCAACGTACGTGTCCTGCGCCATCGCGAGCCAGATTTCACCGGCACGACGCATGGACTTGGCGAAGTTGTCGAGATACACGGCATAGCGCATGTCACGCGAGGTCTGCGCCAGTTCCACGGCCTTCGCGCTGACGTTGGCCTGCACTTCCTCGCCTGCCTGCGCGTTGCCGAGTAGCTGCTCAATGTCGCCGCCTGCGAACTGGATCAGGCCCGCGATGGCGGGCGGGATATCAGGCGGCTGCGTATATCCGACCGGCCCGGATGCCTGCTTGGCCCCGTTGGCGTCGGTGATCGGGTTCAGGACGAGAAACGGGTTGTTCGCGATGTGATCCTCGGACCACGTCAGCTCATGCCCGCGAATCTGCTCGGCCATTAGGATCGGCTTCGCGTACGGGCTCACAGCCGCCACCTCAGCGATGCGCGATGCCGCCATGTTCTTCAGGCGGGCGGCGTCAATCGCATGGCGGATATGGCCCTCTGCGCGCTCAATGCCGTCAATCCAGAACCGGCGCGCGTAGAACGGGACGATAGGAATGTACTTGCCCGCGATCAGGCCGTAGTCCTCAATGATGCCGCTGCCGCTCATCAGGTACTTGTGCACGCGACGCGACTTGATCCGGCGCTCCTTCGCGAACGTGGAACCGGTCGCCTCAAGCTCGGCGCGCTTCTCGTCGTCAGTCCACAGAACGCGGGTTTCTTCGCCCATCAGGTCGCGGTAGTACGCGAAGCGCTCGGTCTTCTCTTCAACCTCGTAGTACTCGGCGACGATGACTGAGTCCACGCGGAACCAGTCGAAGAACCGATTTACGTCGTCACGCGGCCAGCTAGACGGCGAGTGATCCGGCCACTGGTCCTCGAACGACTTGACCGGCATGGACGACAGCACCCAACAGCGGTTGGCATCGGACTTGTCGTAACGCTTGGCGCCAGGGTCCCAGATGACGTTGATATCGGCGTCGTAGACCGGCTCAATGCGGATGCGCTGGTGATCGTTCTCGGGGTCGTATTCGTCCTCGTACTCCGACCGCAGCCGCCATGCACCGATGCCGCCTGCAATGCCCTCGTCGAATGCGTTGTCGTACGCCTCGCCCGCTTGACTGTCCTGCTCGTCAGCGCGGAACAGGCCGTCCAATGCTTCGGATAGGTCGTCGTTCTTCACGCCGTCTTTCGGGCGGAAGTCCACGCTGACGCGGTTCTCGCGATACTCGGCGGTGATCCGGTTCAAGGCGATGGTGAACGGGTTGAGATCCATCCGAGGCTTGTTCGCCCAATACGCCGACCAATCGCCTTCCCACAATGCCCCTGCAATGTGCGCGTTGCGGCGGTCGCGGATGCACTGCTGCCGCGTCTCGTAGCTCGCCAGATGCGCATCGGAGAAGCGCTGCAATGCGTTGTCGAATGCATCTTTATTACGCACGGTAGCCGCTCCAGTGAGATCGCGTCACCGGCATATTAAACGATTGGTCAATTCCTGCATCTACTCTGCGGATGCCCTCGCAGGCGTACCGGATCGAGTCGATGACGTGGTTGTTCTTGTCGGCCAGCACCGGAAGCACCTTGCCGGTCTTGTCGTCGATCTTGTAGGCGTACGTCGTCAGCTCATCAATCGTGTGCGTGCAGCGCGGGTGAACGACGATGTCATACGACTTCAGGAACTCAACGCCATCCTCAACCGAACGCGGGCCTTTCACTGCTGAGCCCATCTTCTCGGACCAGTGGCGGCGCATGTAGCTGATCGTTTCCGGCCGCGCTGAATCGGCCGTCGTCCACCACTTGCGGGCATTCGGGACGGTGTCGAATAGCGCGGGCAAGTTGTCGATCTCGCAGCCGACCATGTAGGCCTCATGCGGGATATACAGCTTGCGGCCGACGGCATAGGTCTGAATCAGGACGGACGGGTCGACGCTGAAGCCCCAGTCCGCGCCCTGGCGGAACGTCACGCCATCGGGGATGGTGAAGTCCTCGATAGACCAGTTGCGGAATACGCGGGCTTCGCTGACCTGCCGATACTTGCCTAGCCAGACCCATGCGTAGCGGTCAGGATCGCGGGCGCGGTCGGCTTCCATCTCAACGCGCAGCACATCGGGAAGGAACGGATTGTCGCGGCAGTTCGCTTCCACCACGACGCAGTTATCGGGTCGGCCAGCGCCGCGCAGGAACTTATCGACCGGATCGCTCTCCGCGTCAGGGTTCCAGCTGAACCACAGCTCGGAGCCGTCCTTGCGGATCGTCGGGCGTAGCAGATCAAGCGAATACTGCGACAGGCTCTGCGCTTCTTCCACCCATGCGCCGTCGAAGCCTTCCAGCGACTTGATGCTGTCGGCGGTATGCGATTGCATGCCCGCGAAGATGATGATGCCGCCGCCCGGTGTTTCGATATGCGTGTTCAGCACGCGGAACGACTGCGAGACGCCCATCGCGGCGATCTTGTCTTCAATCAGCCGTTTGACGGAGTTCTCAAGCGATTTCTGCACCTCTCGGACGCAAGCCCATCGCGTACCAGGATGCGTGATGCAGCGTTCAACCAGCAGTTCGCCGAAGAAGTGCGACTTGCCGGAATTGTGGTTAACGATCCCGTTTGACAGGTAGTTCTCAAGGATCGGAACGTGCAAGTCCCAATAAACAAGGCGGTCGTGCTTACAAATGGACTCAACGCTTGATAGAATAGGGCGGTCGTGCATACAACTATCGGAGAAACCGAATGAACCACCGAGAAACACGCGCTGAAGCCTGCGCCCGACTGTTCCAAGGGTTTGAACCAGACCTAACCAAGTGCCGTGATCCGGAGCGCGTGCGAGTCGTCCTGCAAATGGCGGCGGGAGGGTTTTACTCGCATGAGATCGCGGAAGCCCTTCGTGTGACGCCAAAGACCATCCAAAAGATTTACCGCCGATATGACTTCCCGAAGCTGGATAACTTCTGCCCGCCTCGTCGTGAAGATCGGCAAGGATGGAAGGGCGGCATAAAGGAAGTGAAAGGCTATCTGTACTCACGGACGCCAGGGCATCCGTACGCGTCCAAGCACGGAGAATATGTGGCTGTGCATCGCCTTGTGATGGAGCGCGAGCTGGGGCGCTACCTGAAGCCGACAGAGGTCGTTGATCATATTGACCGAGATACTCGGAACAACGACCCCAGCAATCTGCGAGTGTTTGCATCGAACTCAGACCATCTACGGGCCACGCTGGCTGGCCGCTGTCCAAACTGGTCAGATGCCGGCCGTTTGGCTCTAGCAAAGGCGCGCAGTAAACGGCGTCGGACGTGGAAAGGTCAGCGCATTGAACCCAGCCGCGTTGAGTCAGAAACCGATGCTGATCAGTAACCGAGATTGACCGCCCGTTCTTCAGTTTGACTAGGTATAGCTGCTCACGCGTGTACGGCACGGCTGGCGTAGCGTCTGCAATGACAATGCGCCCGTCGTGCCAAGCGTAAACCTTGCCGCCCTTGAACTCGCTGACCTTGACCTGTCCGGACGGAGTGTCAATTGGCGTGTCGGGGTGCAAGCATCCTCGCCCTCCGTGCGCGCCCTTGTATCTGCTCGGCTTCAGTAGCGGCAGGAATACGCGGGGGGTGGCGATCTGCAACGCTGTCACGCAGGGTTCTGCGGGTCAACGATGATCCGTTCAATGCGCGCCACGAACCGCAGCGGGTTGTCGTCCTCGTCGCCGCCGACAATCTGCTGCTTGGCCTTGCCGTCCAGTCGATCCGCGACCATCTGCACGGCCCACTGTTCGCCCGTGCAGGCTTTCGATACCAGCTCATCGGCGATCTTGTTCAGGCTTCCGTCATTACGGGCAAGCGCGCGCTTCAGAGCGCCTTCGAACATCTTGCCCTTGGCTGCGTTCTGGTTTCCGACTGGCGCGCCGCCGCTCACGTTATGACAACTCCCAA